GGAAGCCGCCGCCGAGATTGAGCGACTACGGGCCAGCAATGCTGAGCTGCTCTTGATAGCAAGACGAGTCGCCGTTTACTTCGACCATCTCGACGGTGAGCAAGGCGATCTTGGGCCTGATGCCTGCGCCGCCATCGCTAGCGCCTTCTCGGACGAGGCGGCCCGGGAGTGAGGATGGGATGAGCAATAGACCGAATACACCACAAGATGACGACTGTGAGGATCAGGGAATGCAAGCAACTGATGCCTGCATCAAGTTTAAGTGCAATCATGTCTGCTTAGTCAGGCAAGGACCATACTGGTGCTGTCCGGTGTGTGGGGCATCTTATGGCGCGGAGGCAAAGGGATGGGCGATATCGTGGAGCGGGCACGTGCGCTAGGGCGCGAGTTCTGGCAGCATAAGCGCCACTATGACGAACTTGCCGCCGAGATTGAGCGGCTGCGTGAAGCTATTGCGGAATGGCAACAATGCGCCTCCGTCGAAGCAGGACTGCGGCGTGAATTTTTAGCCCGCGCTGAGAAAGCCGAAGCCGAGATCGAGCGGCTGACGCTAGAGCGTGAAACTTGGACACAGGCATATAAAGCAACGTGCGCTATAGCCGACGCTCGCCAAGCCGAGATTGAGCGGCTACGGGCCAGCAATGCGCAGCTGGTGGAGGCGCTGAGCCGGTTTCTTAAAGCACGCAGCCCATTTTGGGACGGTGAGGATATGGATGTAGCCACCGAAGCAGCCCGCGCCGCCATCGCCAAAGTAGTCGGACAAACAAAAAAGGCCGCACCACCCGGCGAATCGGACAGCGCGGCCCAAGTCTTCTAAAGGGCGGCAGACGTTAACGCGCGGCGGCGGGGCTTGTGGTGTTAACGCAAATCGTCTAAAGACTATCAGACCGTTAACGCGCGGAGGCCGTGGGATGACTTTCGACAGAAAGGCGTATCAGCGTGAGTATATGCGGTTACGCCGACAGGCATCTAACGACGGGGGTAAGTCTGGGTCTAAGTCTAAGGCTAATCTTGACACGCCGCCGGAGCCGCAACGCCGTCGTCCGCGCATGAGTCTCTTGGAAGCGGCGCAGGCAATGCGCTCCCGCAAGGCTCCTATCCAACCGCTTGTTATCTATGACCCGCCGCCGAACGTCCTGCCGAAGGGCGGGAAGATGTCATTGGCGATGGACTCGGCCATCACCGAGCAGTCGGCGTGGGTGAACGCACAGATTGCTGCTCCCATCATGTCGGGGGTCTTAAGCGAGGGGTTGCTCTTCTACGGCTACGCCTATCTTTCCTTGTTGGCGCAAAGGGCCGAGTACCGCATCCCGACTGAGATTATCGCGACGGAGATGACCCGGAAGTGGGTGAAATTTAAGGTTGCCGAGGACGCGATTAAGAAGAGGCAGCGGCACCGGCGCGAGGAAGAGAAGGCGGAGGAGGAGCTCCAGCCGACCGGCGAGGAGCCGGAGAGCACCCCTGGAGAGCACCCGGATAGCGATGGTGGGGTATCCGCGCAGGATGCGGAGCCGCTGACTCAGCACATCAACCTCAATATCAGCGGTGACCCTGGCGAGGAGGAAGCCGACGAAGGGGTTGAGGAGGAAGAGGAGCGGGTTGAGGAGGAAGAGAACGCCGAGGAAGATGAGCGTGAGGAGAAGAAGGCCGCTAATCTACAGGAGGATGACGACAAGGCCGAACGCCTTAAGGAGCTGGAGAAAGAGTTCGACCGGCTAGGTGTCCGCGATTGCTTTAAACACATCGCGATGGACGACGGCTATTTCGGCCGCGCGCATCTGTTTATGGACTTCAGTGAGGACGAGGACGAGGTCGATCAGCTACGAGGTGAGATGAATACGGACATCGGCGACGGCCGAAATGACATCTCACTTGAGAAGGTCACTAAGGGCAGCCTTAAGCGTATCAAGGTTATCGAGCCGACGTGGACTTATCCGACGACTTATAATTCGATCAATCCGCTTCGCGATGATTGGTATAAGCCGACAGTCTGGTACGTTATGGGAATGGAGATACATACCTCTCGCCTGCTGACGTTTATCGGCCGCCCAGTCCCGGATATGCTTAAGCCGAGCTATATGTTTGGTGGCCTTTCCCTTTCACAGCTCGTCAAACCCTACGTCGATCTGTGGCTGAATACGCGGCAGAATATCGGCAATCTCATCCAGGCGTTTTCGGTGATGGTCCTCAAGACCAATCTGAGCGCGACGCTTGAGACTGGTGGCGGGGAGATGTTCGAACGCGCGGAGTTATTCAATCAAGGCCGAGACAATGCCGGGCTCATGATGGTGGACATGAAGACGGAAGACTTTGAAAACGTTGCTGTCCCGCTCGGCGGGCTCGACCACCTCCAGGCGCAGGCGCAAGAACATATGATGAGTGTAGTCCGCATCCCCGCCGTCAAGTTCACCGGAATCCAGCCGTCGGGTTTGAACGCTTCTTCTGAAGGTGAGATCCGCACTTTTTACGATACCATCGGCGCGTATCAGGAATCGCTCTTCCGGCCGAACCTCACAAAGGTCATGCACTTCGTTATGCTCTCGCTCTGGGGCGAGATAGATGAGGATATTACGTTCGACTTCGCTCCGCTCTGGGCGCTCACTGAGAAGGAAGAAGCCGAGGTCCGCAAGATGGAAGCGGAGACCGACGACATCCTTGTGAACGGTGTCGCCGCGCTGCGGCCGGAGGAGGTCCGCGAGCGCATTGCTAGTGACCCCGACACGCCTTATTCCGGGCTTGATGTTGAGGACGTGCCCGACCCGCCGCAACTACAAGAGCAAGGGTTAGCGACTGGCGGCAAGGTGAATATCAAGGGCACGCAGGGCTTCGGCGGCGGTCCTGGCGGCAAGCCGCCGGGCAACGGGGAGTGATACGAACGGCCACGACCCGCCCCGTTGCCACGACTGCCACTATTATATCTCCAAAGTACCGCACTGCCGTCTCGTCGAGAACGCTATCGAGGTGCAGGGGTGGTGCGAGTTGTGGAGATCAAAACAATGAAGTGGTTTGTTCTAGCCCCCCTGACTATAATTATTATCGCAGCAGTCGCCGCATCTCTGGCAATTTTTATAGTGACGACGGTCGAAACATTTAGGAATGTGAGATGGAGACGACGCGGCGCGAGAGGGATTCCAACGAGCGACGGCTAAAGCCCGTCCACGCGAACGCTGGCATTGCTGCTGCGTTCCGGCGGTTCCTCGACGACATGATCGAGGAGATGTCGAACTCGTACGTCTACTGGCTCAAGGCGCGTTACCGGGCGAAGCCGCCAAGGATGGCGCAGGATGCTACCCCCGCGAAGGAGTTGGAGCGGGAGTTGCGCCGTCTCGGTATCCGCTGGCGTAAGCGGTTCGATGCCGCAGCCCCGAAGCTCGCCGCATGGTTTGCTCAATCTGTCGAGGAGCGGTCGTCATCTGCTCTGCGGCGCATTCTTAGGGACCACGGCATCACCGTTAAGTTTGTGATGACTCCGGCGATGCGGGATATTATTGACGCCAGCGTCGCCGAGAGCGTCGGGCTTATCAAATCTATCCCGCAGCAGTACCATACCGAGGTCCAAGGCCTCGTCATGCGGTCGGTGAAGGCCGGGAGGCGACTGGACGTCCTAACGCAGGAGTTACGGCAGCGGTACGGCGTGACGCGGAGGAGGGCGGCGTTGATATCACGGGACCAAAACAATAAAGCGAGCGCGAGTTTAACACGAGCGCGGCACATCGAATTGGGGATTGAAGAGGCGATATGGGTTCATTCCGGCGGAGGGAAAGAACCTCGCCCGACGCATGTTAGGAATAGTGGAAAGCGGTATAGCATCCGCGATGGCTGGTTCGATCCTGCGATTCGCAAAAGGATTTGGCCAGGGACCGAAATAAATTGTAGGTGCGTTTCACGACCTGTCGTAAAAGGATTCTCATGAGCGTTGATCTTCTCGTTGTTAACCCTGGGGCTAGCCATGGCATCTACGGACCTCTCGGGGATGATCTAATTGCGGTTGAGCCGCCGCTCTGGTGCCGCTTGCTTGCTGCTTACGCTCGCCGCGACAACGGCTATTCAGTCAAGATTCTCGATGCGGAGGCGCTCCGGGTTGGCGCTAAGGAAGCGGCGGCCAAGGCTGTGAACATGAATCCGCAGCTCGTATGCGTCGCTGTTTACGGGCACCAACCCTCGGCCTCGACGCAGCAGATGTGGGGAGCGGGGGAGTTTTGCCGGGAGTTTTATCGACTGAGGTCAAACACGCCGATTATCATCGTTGGCGGGCATCCATCGGCATTGCCGCGCGAGACGATGGCGACTGAGGTCTGTGACTACGTCGGTGTTGGCGAGGGGC